CTGTGGATGTTCGAGCAGAGCGGCCAGAAGCTGGTTGCAGTCAACGTCAACGACGATCCGCAAGTGATCGACATCGATACCGGCGCCAACTTCGCCGCACTGGCCGGTTCACCGCCGCGCGCCACCAACGTCAAGCAGATCGGCGATTTTTTGTTTCTGTCCGGGCTGGCTGACAGCACCGGCTACAACAAGCGCAGCATCATCTGGTCGGCGATCAACGACATCACCGGATGGATCATCGGAACCAATTTGTGCGACACCCAGGAGATGCCGGACGGCGGTCCCGTGCAAGGCGTCGCCGGCGGTGAGATCGGCTATGTGCTGCAGGACCGTGCCGTGCGGACATTGCAGTTCCTGCCCGGCGACACCACGCTAATTTTCAGTTTCTCGCGGGTGCTGGACGATCGCGGTTGTGTCTCGAAATACGGCTTCGACACCATCGGCAACGTGCTTTATTTCGTGAGTGAGGACGGCTTCTATGCGATGACCGGCCAGCAAGTGACGCCGATCGGCCAGGACAAGGTCAACGAGTGGTTCCTGGCAAACTCCGATGTAACCCGGCGCAATGTCGTGCATTGCCTCGCCGGTGTGAACAAGCCGCGGGTGGTGTGGGTCTATCACGCCTCGGACGCCAGCCCCATGTACGACAAGCAGATCATCTTTGATTGGTCGAATGCCCGCTGGGCCAAGTCTTCGGTTTCCGCCTGGGTCTGGGCGTTACTGGGTTCGCTCGGCATCGATCTAGATACCGATATCCCCGGCGATCCGCTCGATCCGCCGCTCGACAGCATCGCGCCATCGCTCGATAGTTTCGGGTATGTCGGCGGCCGGCCGTTGATCGGCGCTATCAATCCAGACGGGTTGTTGTCGGCACTGACCGGCCCCAATCTGCCGGCCACAATGGAAACCGCCGAGGTGCATCTGTCCCCCGGCATGCGCGCTTTTGTCAGTGACGCCTATCCGCTCGATGATGTTCGGGATGATACCGCTAGCACGGTGGCCGCCGGCACCCGCGAGCGGCTGCAGGATGCCTGGGTGTGGGAAACGCCGGTGATGATCGAGATCACCGGCTCGGCGGCGCTGTATTCTTCGGCGCGGCTCATGCGCTTCCGCCGCTACATTCCGCACGGCGCGATATGGACACATGCACAGGGGGTGGTGATCGAGGCGCAGCAGGATGGTAGCGTTGCATGACTGTTGCCTGGGCGCCACCGCCATTTCGCATCGCCTTTGACAACGCCCGCGACCCCTACACCGCGCGCAATGCGCTCGGCATCACCGGATCCGGCGGCGGCGCACCGGGACCACCGGGGCCACCCGGCCCCACCGGGCCCGCAGGGGTTGTCTCGACAACGCCGCCGCTGTCGCTGGTCGGCGGCACGCTATCGATCGATCTGACCGGCTATCAGCCGATCGACGGCGACCTGACGGCAATCTCGGGCCTCACCGGCACCAACACGATCTACTATCGCAGCGCGGCCAACACTTGGACGCCGGTCAACGTCAGCACCGGGCTGGCGTTCTCGGGCGGCAATCTGACTGCCACATCGGCCGGCGGCAATGTCTCCAACAGCGGAACGCCGACCGTAGATCAGATCGCGGTATGGACCGACGCCACTCACATCAAGGGCATCGATGCTGCAACGCTGGCGTCGCAGACGATCAACTGCGGCCGGCTAACATATGTCAGCGCCACCGCGTTGTCCTTTGCCCCCTACCATGGCGATCGTATCAAAATAGCGGGGGTCATCTACGCCATACCATCAGGGGGCATTGCCGGCTTGACGAATGGCGGCCTGACTGCCGCCACGACCTATTATGTCTATGCCTTCAACAGCAGCGGAACGATCACCGCCGAATTTTCCACCACTACGCATGCCACCAGCGCGACTGCAGGCAATGTCGGTGTGGAAATCAAGAGCGGGGACAACAGCCGTACCTTGATCGGGATGGTCCGCACTAATGCCAGCGCGCAGTTTCAAAACACGGCAGATATCCGCTGGGTAATCAGTTGGTTTAATCGCCGCAACATTAGTTTGGTTGGCGCCTCTACTGCGGGTGCAGCCACTGCATCACTCAGTCCGGTTGAATTGACCTCCGCTGCCCGTGCGTATTTTCTGACCTGGCAGGAAGAAGACATCAGCATGGCTGTTACTGGCCATGCCTTGCTAACCGCCATCGGCAACATCTCCGTTTTGATGTACCTGGATGCTACAACGAATGTTTGGCCAACCAATCCGATAACCACCGTTCCGGGTGCTAGTTATGCCGTGGCGCTCGGCGGCAGTGCTAATCCTGGCGTCACAGAGGGTATGCACTTCATTACGCCGATGGGCTTCGTGAGCGGGGGAACCGGCACCTACCATGTTTTCTGCATGGCAATGATCCGAGGTTAACTGATGACAAAGCAGTTGGGGCCAACCTTTGGCGATGAAGTGATCGCGGCTGGTCTGGGCGGCTTGCCATTCTCCTGGGGCGCGACTGACGACACCATCACCGGCCGTGAGAACCTGACGACGGAGCAGAATGCAACACTCGATGGTGTGATCGCGGCGCACGATCCAACCAAGAAGCACAAGAACATCATTCCGACGACTGATTTCGTGGCGCGGTTCACCAATCAGGAATGGCTCGCGCTGGAGAAACAGAAAGCGACTGACATTGCAGCAAACAAGGTCGGCTACAGCAAGAACCTGGCCATCACGTTGTCCGAAGACAATGTTGATCTGAACAAGCAGAAATCGCAGAAGATCAAGGACGATCTGGTTGCCGCAGGCGTGCTGACGCAAGCGCGCGCGGACGAAATTTTCAGCTAAGGACAGCCCCATGCCCGGTGAAAATATCTACGATTGGTCAACGACGGCGTCGAGCAATTCCAATGCCGATACCTCGATCAATTGGGCCGAGGGCCAGCCGCGCGCGAGCGTGAACAATTCCGCCCGCTCGATGATGGCGGCACACGCCAAGAACCGCAACTTGATGACCGGGGCGATCACCACCACCGGCAGCGCCAACGCACAGGCATTCGTTTCCGGTGGCGGCCACACCGCCGTGCCGAGCAACATGCGGGTGATGCTCAAGATCGGGTTCACCAACACCGGCCCTGCCACACTTGATATGGATGGTATCGGCGCGGCGCCGATCAAGACCCGGTTCGGCGCCGCCCTGATCGGCGGCGAATTGATCGCCAATAGCTACGCCGAGTTTCGCTACGACGGCACTAGCTGGCTGATGCTGCAAGATAGTTCGCTTGGCGTGTTTATGAACGGCTCGATCGTCACCACCGGAACCGTCAATGTGCAGGCTTTTGCTACCGGCGTTCCCTTCCTGAGCGTGCCGGCCAACATGCGGGTGCTGCTCAAGATCGGGCCGGGCCTGACCAATACTGGGCCGGCCACGCTCAACATGGACGGCATCGCCGCGGTACCGATCAAGAACCAGTTCGGCGGCCCGCTGGTCGGCGGCGAATTACTGGCCGATGGCTATGCGGAGTTTCGCTACGACGGCACCAGCTGGATCTTGCTGCAAGACACCGGCGTCGGATGGGTGTTGCACAGCAAGCAGACGGTGACCAACGCCACCGGGGCGATCTTCACCAATTTGACCAGCGCCTATGCCCACTATGTGTTTTTGATTTCCGGGCTGATCCCGGGCACCAAGGAGTCGACCCTGCGGTTTGCCGTCAGCAGCAATAACGGCGCTTCATATATTGAAAATGCCTACTTCGACGAGGTTGGATTTCATAACAGCTTGGCGGGGGGCACCTCGCCCATTATTTATTCCAATTCGGCAAATCTTATCGGCCAGATCAGCACTGCCTTGGATAATGCGCTGCCAACAACGCCGTGTGATGCCATCGTGCATCTGTTCGGCTCGGCTCGTGCGCAAATTCCGCAGTTGTCATCGGTGTGCGTGCACTATCACAACACTGCTGGCCTGATCTGGAACGATACCCGCAACATGGTCAGTACTACCAACATCAATGCCATCATCTTTGAATGTTTCCCCGGTCTGATCGCCACCGGCACGTTCTCGGCTTACGGAGTGAAGGGCTAATGAGCATCCACACCCACAATATGGTCGATGGCGTTGTCGTACCGTTGACGCCGGAGCAAATCGCCAAGCACGATGCAGCCGACGCCGCCTATGCGGCCGCCGCACCGGGGCGGGAGCAGAAACGCCAGCGTAATGAAGGCTTGCTGAACGATCCCGCAGTCGTGGACCTGACCGCGCGCATTGCTACGGCGACCGCTGGCCAGATCGAGACATGGATCGCCGCGACATCGACAACTGACGTGCTCGCGGCGCTGATCAAGCTGATGGCGGCGCGCTCGCCTGCGCGCCTGGACTGAGGTGCGGCTCGTCCCGATCCCGATCGATTTCGATGCGCTGAAAGCCTGGGCGCCGTTCTGGTTGCCGTTCCTGCCGTCGATCGCGCGTCGCACCAAAGAAACCGTGTCGGAGCTTATCCGCGAGGTCACGCATTTCGAGGTGCGGCTGACGCTGATCTTGGACGAGCGCGACAAGCCGGTGGCACTGCTCGGTGTGCGCCTGCACATGCGCGGCGATGATCTCATCGCGGAATGGGTGTGGATGACGGGGCAGCGATACAAAACCTGGGCGCACTTGTTGCCTGAATTCGAACAACTGCTGAAACTGGCCGGCGTGGTGGAATGCCGGCCGATCTGCCGACCGGGCTGGGCCAAAATCTTAAAACCATCCGGCTACCGGCTCACGCATATCACGATGGAAAAGGTGCTCTGATGGGATCATCCGCCCAGCAACCTGTCACGCAGCAGACGCAGGCAAGCAAAGACCCGTGGGCACCGGCGCAGCCCTATCTGGAAAAGGCCCTGACGCGAGCCGGCAGTCTTTTCGACGATAATGTGGGCTATCAACCCTACCCCGGCTCAACGCAGGCGTCCTTGGCTAGCAATCAGGTTATGAATACGGGGCTCGCCAACCTGATGTCACTATACGGGCAGGATCTTGGCGGATCGGCGGGCGTAAATGCGGGCCGCACGCTCGGCACCAACATGATCCAGAACCAGGGGCTATCCCCTGAATTGCGCTCGCTCTATGAGCAGGCGCAAGGCGAGCAGAACCCTTATCTGCAAAGCATCCTCGACACCAACAACCGGCGCATCGGCGACCGGGTCAATTCGAGTGTGAGTGGTGCCGGCCGCTACGGCTCGGGCGCGCACACCGACATCATGTCACGAGCCCTCGCTGAGAGTGCCGACCCGGTGCTGGCGCAAGACTATGCCCGCCGGCAGCAGCAGATGCAGGGCATCGCCGAGGGCGGCCTGCAGCGCGCGGGCCAGTGGGCGCAATTAATGCCAACGCTTGATGAGGCACGCTTGGCGCCCGCGCAGGGGTTCACGAATATCGGGCAGTTTTATCAGGAACGCGCCCAGAAAGACTTGGATGATCAAATCAAACTGTACAACACCCAGCAAGCGTATCCATGGGAACAACTGCTGCGCATGAACGCCGTTGCCGGTGGTGCCGGCGCCCTGGGCGGAACCCAGGTCGGCTCGCAGACCACGCCGATCAATCAGCCTAGCACCCTGCAACGGCTGTTCGGCGGCGCCGCGGCCGGGGCCGGCATCGGCGGCTCGTTCGGCGGGCCCGCGGGTGCGGGTGTCGGCGCGCTCGGCGGCGGCCTGCTCGGGCTGCTGTAAATGCCGCGCGCCTCCTGGTACTCGCAGCTTCCACCGTTCGGTTGGTTCGATCCCGAGGACCGGCCCGGCTCGGCCGCGTATCAGGTCGGCGGGCGATCGATCCCTGACAGTCAGCAGGGCATTGCGCTGCCGACGCGGGGCGGGTTGGGCAAGTGGTACAACGTCACGCCGCCGGGAAGCGATCGACCATTCCCGCTGCAGCAGACCGATATCGGGCCGGATCCGCGAACTGGGCGCGGCATCGATATTTCTGCAGCCGGCGCCCACCAGATGGGCTACAGCCCGAAGAATTTCCCCACCGACGCCAATTTCAAGGCAGAGCCGATCGACCTGACCGGGCTGGGATTAGCCGCCAAATGGAACGGGGGCGTGCCCGGCGACAACCAGACCGCCGTGGCCGAAGGGCCACCACCACAGCAGGGGCGCAAGATGCCTAACAGCCTCATGGATATGTTTCAGGCGCAGGACGCCGCCGGCCAGCCGGTGGGCTTTGGCGATGCGGTCACTGGCCGCAGCAATAGCCTGATCGGGTTGGGGTTGGGGCTGCTGCAACCGTCCAATCCGCTGCGGGGGGAGAGCAGCTGGGGCAATGCCCTGCAAGGCTACATGGGCGGGGCGGCACTCGACACCCGAACGGCGTCACAGAAAGCGCAATTGGCGCAGCACGCAGCGGATCGCAAGCAGGCGCAATCGAATTTCGAGCGCACGTTTACCGAAGGCCAGATGACTGAGGCGGAAAAACTGGCGCGGGCCTCCAATCTCAAGCCCGGAACACCGGAGCATCAAGCATTCATTGCCAAGGCCATTCAGGCGAAAGCCGGTGAAAATCTGATCGCGCAAGCGGAGCAGCGCCAGACCGTC